TGGTTCTTTGGCTAGTCCGAATAACCTCTCCTCCCTGCCTTGAGGGAAAGAAAGGAGTCGATCTGTTCAAATGTAAGTCTAGGTAATGGACGTTGTTCCCGTCCACTTTAGGGGTGATCATAATAGAATATACCCAGGACATTGTCGTCACAAGTGACCCACACCATGGTATAAACATAGTTTATAGAGGGGCGCGCACAGCCAGGATGCGCAAGGTCCCCCCAGTATTTTGTCATTCTAATGATACCGCCACCCCCTAGAAAGGTGGTTGACATAGAGAAACCATCTCGCCCTAAAGAGTCGGGCGAGGTGTCATAGGCCAGGATTGGGCAACATCAAGGTGTTACCTTTCCCTTGCCTTTGTCTTTTTGTTTTTCGTATATTTCTTGTCGTGTCTTAAGCCGTTTGTTGAGCTTGACAACCTCTTGCCTAAGAACTTGTAATTCCAACTCCATTTTGTCTCGGAGTTGTTCATAAATTTCGCCTTCATCGGTGAGACGTGCTTTGAGTACTCTTGTTCGTGTGTTTGGGCTCTCATATTCCCACCTCCCTGCCTTTGGCCAGATGAGGTTAGATTTGATGATGTAACCATTTTGACAGGTTTCGAACATCAAATCTGCATTAGGGTTGATGTATTGCCATATCACATCCCAGGAGACAAACATACTTGGCATGAGGGTACCAGTGAATACCTTCTCGAGCCAATTGTAGTCTTCTGTGAGAGGTTTACCTTCCACAGCATGTTTTATGTAGAAAGCCTGGAGTTCAAATGGTTGCACCCCACACATTGCCATACAGAAGACGAAGTTCAGAGAGTGTGCTACTCTGTCTTCGACGTCGATATTGGTTTTAAAATACGGCCATTCGGGTAAATTGGCTTGAGGTATTTTATGTAATGTGGGAACACCGAAGAACTCCCCGATGATAGATGGAGAGATACCATTTTCCGGGTCATCCCTCAATTCCTCCGCTAAGGTGAATAACGTGCCGGAGGGATATTGTATCGCTGGTTCACCTGTTCCAGCTTTCGGGTGGGAAATTACAATTCCATTAAATGAACTGCTATTTCTCCCGACCCTGCCCCACCTTTGTTCACGTAGGAAATTAGGGGTTGCTGTTTTTCCTACGAATGTCCCTCGATGTACCTTTAAATATTCTCCAGAATCTATGAGCATATTTGCCGGTGGGGAAAAATCATATCCTGCATCAATTATGCTTGAACAAATTGCAACGCAGCCGCCTGTTCTCGCACAATGTGCAGCCCACTCAGTAGCGAATGTGGACCTTGTCCGACTACTCACCTCTATGACTGGGACGCCGGGGTGTAGATTGATAACTCCAGCCAGAACTGTTTCAATTTCCTTGATGGTGGAAACGACAATCAATGCGCGACGCGCTTTTTCTTTGTCAATTTCCATTCCGTAATTGTATAATTGGCTAACAGTTCCGTTAACCTTATAAGCTGTAGTTTCATTCTTTCGCCGGTGAGGAGCGATATGATTAAACCCTTTACCAAGTCCAGGTACAGGTCGAGGGGTTGCGCTTAGGAATACAATCTTCGAGCCACGCTGTCGAAGAAGGGCTTGTGCGAGTATCATTTCACCACTTGTCTCGTGAAATTCATCAAAACAGTAAAGATCCTCGGCTCGACAATCACCTCCGTCTATTCTTTGGACCAAATGTCCATAAGTACAAACCATCAAGTAATTGTCTCTCCGGTTGATCTTGCTGCCTTTTATTAGTTTTTGCACCTTCCCGATTGCTCGGGAATCTCCTGGTATGTAGTCATCACGCAATATTTTGCGGGGTACCACTAACCAGGTTGTTCGGAGTCCTTTTCCTCCGTCTAAAGGTGCATCTAACCGATGCTCAAGTGCCATAGCCGGGACCATCATTGCGGTCTTTCCCGTGCCAGTGGCAGCACTCACAAATGCATATCGTTGTTGTGGATTGTTTTGTTCCAGATGCTCGGCAACGATAACGGCATCTTGAACCCATGGATTTATCCGTTCTCCCGATGGGATGGCTTTTATCTCTTGACCCCAGATGAAAATCTCGGCAAAGATTTCTGGCAATCTGGCCAAAAATGTGAGCATAAGGTCAAACCTTAGGATCTCACACACCCAATCAGGGATGAACTCTTCCGTAAATACACATGCCCTTTTTATGTGTATGTACGGGTCACGGGGAACAATGGCACTGATGATCTCTGAACTACGTCCAGTGCCGTGGAAGTAGATATTGTTAAGAAGGCCGTATAGTTTGCTCATGTCGACCAACATGAACATAACTAATCCATAAACAGAACCTAGTAAATACAGTCCAAGGATGCTTCGTTCGACAAACCAAGCAAACCAGTATAGTACTGTAATTAGGAACACATGGTTCTGTAATATGTATTCACGGCCCTCGTAATCATTGATTCTTTTCCGGAATTGCTCGTCATTGTGGTAACGAGCGTAGAAAGACTGAGAATCAGAACAGCCTCCATATGGGCCTTTAGCGAGACTAGCTTCTAGTTCTGCTATTGATGTGGAACCCAAATGCCACATCCATGCCTCATTGTGCATCCTTCTGGTGATGAATAATTCATCAGGTAGGATGGCTGGTGGGGCAGGTTGCGCCTTCCAGATTTTGCGCGGGAGTTCTTGGGCCCAATGTCTGAGGGTGCCAGTGAAGATACGGACGGCTTCATCTGGCTTGCGAGCAGATTTAGCTAACTTGGCTTTTAGCTTTGTATAATAATCCGCTGGCTTCCTCGGTTCTTGACAGTGGACTTCTAGGACTCGTGCATATGAAGGAAAATTCATACGCGTTAACTCTAGAAGGCGGCTCTTTTGGACACTTGTTAATTCACGATATGCACCCCTCGTGAATAAACGACCGGTTGTGGGCGAAGGATTGTGTTTGACTATGATCTGGTCATCCAGAATCGTTTCACCGCATCGCAATTGTACTAGATCTGCGAGTTTCTTTCTAGTTAGCTCGTCTTGGGCCTCTTGATAGTACCCAGGAGTCGTATCCTGGAGTACCCAGCGGCGGGCATCCCGTAAGAAATCGTCACGCAGTACACGATAGGCTTGAGGAACAAAGCCTGTGATGTAACTTTGACCAACTGATTGTTGCAACCGATTTTTAAGATAATCAGACACGTTCACGCCTTGTGCATAGGCGCCAGGTGCCCGTGTCTGGTAATATCTGGCACCACTACGCCGTAAGAAGAGACCATCAAGATTTTGCTTCACTAATAATCTCGGTTTGGGGTGGTCCCACCCTTTGGCGGCCCAAAGCCAGTCGATTTGGGCTTGCTCCTCTTGAGTAGGGTAATCTACTTGTTTCCCGAGGTATCCGATGTCTCGGATGTCCTCTGATTGCCCAGTTTCCAGGTACAAGCCGACAGCTTGTGCATGGCGAGAGAAGTCTTGCCAGTTTATTTTAACATTTAAACCCCAAACGTTATCATCACTTGTATTTGCAAAGAATGATATCGCGGGGTTAAAGAACGCTGAGGGCCTAGCCATCCCCCAGTCGCCTTTTTCTCGCCAGTAACGAGACCATGCTGCGCACATTAACCCCTTCATGAGCCATGTGTTGTCGCCGCTGGTATTGTTCTGGCCTGTTCCGCCTCCGCGGATTTTACGAATGACGTTGCCGTAAGGGTCACTCGTCGGTTTTTCCGTTATGGCGAACACATAACCATTACGGATAGATTCTCCTTTTGCTCGGGAAATACTTGCCAGTTGGGAACCGATGGGATGATCTATAAACCCATAGTAAGCCATTCTCGCATGTATCTCATAAGCAAAAGTGCTTAAATGAGAATCCATTTTGGTAGCATCTGCTTCAGCTTTCCATTTATATTCTGCAAGTTTGCCGAATATCGACTCCATTCGCTGATTCAGTGGCATACCACTTCCGATAGCAGTTGTTTGCCATACATCTCTTTTCATCATATCAAACTCGACTAAGTTTGAATGGTGTTTCGAGAGTATGTATTCTGCCACCACAGTGCGCGGGTCCTTACCCCCCGCTAGCTTTTCGGCTGATATAACTTGGGATTTGCCGAAAGCATGATAAAATTGGTCCAGATAACGCCCATTTCGTATCCGGTCCTTGATCGTGTTGACAGCTGCCTGAGTCCAGCCTGCCAAAGCCATCTCTTCTCGATTTTTGAAAGACGAGATGAAGGGGACGCCGGGACTGTACTTCTTTTGCTCATAGGCCAAACATGCCTCGAGTGAAGTCCAATCCCTGTTTGCACAAGCTTCTGGATATTGCACTACCAATTCGTATGCAATTTCATCTGCTTCTGCTAATTCCCGGGCCGTTAATGCACGAAGATCGCCTGCCGGGGTGCGATCAGATGGGTCAAGTTCTCGGTATCGTTCGAGTGATTTTGTGATCATTCCTTCTTTTGCTTGGGTAAGGTACACCTGATCAAAACCGATTTCTCCCCCCAACTCAGAATCGCGAGCCAAACGCTCTGTCAACACTGGGTCGATGACCAACTTACGCCATGGAGCTTGGTCAGTTTGCTCCAATATTTCCTGTGCTACTTGGGCAGGATGCACTTGCACAGCAGGGAAAGTGACTGGGCGATATTGGGGGCCACCAATACGCCATCCAGATTTAGGACCATGACTTCTTAACTCGTCAAGCATAGAGTCATAATCCTTCTGGAAGTTGTTTTCAGTCAAATACTGTGCATGTGCGATCTCTGCCTGAAATCGAGCACGTGACGTGATTTCTGGATTTTTAAAGATTCCCCCGAGGGCCCAAGCAGACTTTAGTCGACGACGGGCGTCGCCGGGTCGGATGAGGTAAAGAATCAATAAATCAGCCAATGCGATAAATCCAGTTAACGCATCTGAGGCTAGGTGACAGCCAGATTTGGCTAGATCAGCCAATGCTTTAGCGACAGACCAGAGAAGGTCTATTAAAGGCCGCATTTTGTCCATCAGCTGATCAAGGACCTGCAACAACCAATGACCTGCCTCTCTCACAAGTCGAAGATTATTGAACTGCCCGAACCACGCAATAATGTGGTCGTGCATTTCAATTCTGGTTGGTGCGGGTCGACTGGTTGTCTCCAGATCGATAGCTGGGCAGATCAACCCAGCTGAGCGGATGACGTCCAACGCGGACCCATCTGCTAGCTCTGTATCAAGGCCTGCTTCTTCCAAGGCCATTGATACAGTAAAAGCTTCTAATGCTATTTGATCCATTGAGAGATCCTCAATCGCATAAGTCGCTATATCAATGAGTGGCTTTCCTGGTGTTTGGCCTTCAGGTTCCGGGGTATCCACTCGTTCCGGTGTATAAAAATTGTCTGATGTTTCCGATTCACTATCAGCGTCTAATTCTGCGAAAATTAGGTTCAGGTCCTCATATACTTGAAGATGACCAGAAACCTTTGCGTACATTTCTGCAGTGAGTAGGGCTTTCATAGTGATAACCATCGTGTATATCGCAACCATTGCGTATAGACACGAGTGTTCGATGACAGACGGTGCTAATAGGGTGACACAATTGTTAGTCCACCCATATCCCTCGACTTGGTTCCGCTTAATGATCCGGCGTAACCCGTTGAAAGAAAGAGGCGCTGGGAAAACGACTGCATTTTCCTCTAACTTCCAGGTTCCAATTTCTCGTGACCTTAATGCGAAAGGTCTACCAAGCCATTGTGACCCAGACTCCAGCGCTCTTCCTTCATATCGGGTTCCGTATGAATCAACAGCTGCCCAATGCCCGAATGGGAATGGTAATGTTAGGGTGTCTGAAACTCGTGGCACCCAGATTAACTTCCCGCCGTTAGCACACAGCAAAGAAGTTTCATTCCATAGTCGTGAGGCAAGTGTGGATGCAAAAGAGATCAGGAATCCCCAGATACTAAGGTTCCATAGGTAAAATACGGGACCTATCCACAACAATTTGACACCCCACTTTAGTGCGCGGACCGGTTCGATGCCTAAACCGGTCAAAACCATGCGTGTTAATCCTGGATATGAAAGGATTAAACACACAGGGATGAGCCAACCTTGTCCTACTAGGTTCAAGGTCACGATCGCTCTGAACAAATCAGTTATAATTGAAACCCAGGTTGTTTGCCATAATGCATAACGCAAGTGGCAATACCATCTGAGATGAACTGGTAGGTTCAGGTTGAAACTGGAATTCAACAAACACACAAACCATATCCAGGAGGTGTCTTGGACATCCTCTGGTTTTGGGAGTGTGTGATAATCACGATCTAAAACCCGCCGACACGGGATTGGTTCTGCTCCACTGTTAATGGCGGTTTGCATAGTACCTGCACCGCCCAAAGTATACACTGTTTTGTAGTGTTTGAAAGCCTCAGAGTGATTGGAGTCCTCAATCCGAGGGTACTTTGTTCGAATTTCTTCGGGAATGTGTTCTTCCTTACCAGAACCGCAAACCCAGCCGATTTTCGTGTTAGTTTTCCGCCTTGTGTCCTTCGGAGGGCGGAGTTCCGTAATCCCGTCACTTGACCGGGGGACGTTACAGCCTTGGATGTTGCCTACTCGCAACAATGGGGTGTAAACACGGGTAAGGAGTTTGTAGCACTGGACTGCTATCCAATCCCACCGTGTGTTACCATTGCCACAAGTCAAAGGGTTGATCCATTCTGGTCCGGCTCCCATTTCAATCCTCCAGTTCTTGTGCGAGTCTACATACGGCACAAGTGTTCGGTGGTAACCTTGTTTTAAAAAGGCATGGAGTTTAAACCAGGAAGGGGCATCTTCCCATAGGCGACCTTCTTCAACTGCTTCCAGTTCGTCAGCGTTCATTTCCTTCACGCTGTGTAGGTGGACTGGAACACCTAGTCCATTAGCAATGCGAGCTAAAAACTTCAGAGGGACATGATCTCCTCTGGTGCCATGAGCTGCGATGCCTAAGACATTGTCTACCTGCCCGGAAACAGGAATCATGTGATCAGAAAATGGTACCGGTTTCATTTTCCGTGAACGTACATGCTCATTCACTTGTTTCTCTAAGAAAAACCACAGCCCCCAAAAGGCGGTGATTATCCCTAGAAGAACTTCAATTTTAAAGAGCCCTAGCATGCTAGGTCCTGGATTGGGCTCTATTCCTTCAGTTGTAAGGTCCTTGGTAAAATCATTCTCTCCGGTTAGAAAATCGAGCCACCCTGTCTTGAGAGGGGGAACGAGACTCAGTTCCGTTGAGAGTTTCTTTGCTGTTGACCATTCAACCGAACCTGGCACCGACATATTTATAGAAGTCGGGCCTAGAAATTGTTTTGAAACAACCCATGTTAATAACGGGACCATGTGCTGTCGATACTCTACCGGGCAGCTGGTCCACAAAGAACCGAACTGTTCTTTGGCGATATTATATAATGTAGATGGGTTGGACCTTTCGTACCAAGCGCGGAGACGAGTAAGTCGGTCATCTGTTTCAAAACTTGTTGTGCCTTCCCGTTTGTGACGGAGGATCCGGGAACCTCCCTGCTTTACACTTGGTCTTGATTTAGACACTGGCGTGGTGTCCGGTGTCATGGCTTGGATTTGATACTCTGTGGCATCAGGCATGTTGTGATCAACATTTTCAAGCCAATTCCTGATGTCCTGTGTGAGGCGTTGCATCCCTTTTGCCCAGTCTGCTTGCTTATGTGGTAATAACTGGTGCCAAAAGATGGCAAATCCTCGCGGCGAAAGACGGAGGCCTCCAAGAGGCAATTGATCACGATATAACGCACTATTAGCGACGATAAAGTGAGTGTTCTCTGTCTCCAACCATCCAGCACCCAGTGGTGCTTGGAGATTGTTAGCAACCCCTGCAATGGTGCCGGGTTGCCCGTGTTTGTCCCATAACCATTCACCTTGTGAATTGGTTTTCACCCAATGGCCCCAAAGGCTTATGGGTAGACGATTGAGACGACATCTATTGACATACCACTTTGTATCAACCTCCTCCAATTTCTTCCGGTTCGCCCTTCCAGGCAAAGGAGGTGAAACTAAGAGTGGCATTGTGGTACGGGCAGTTAACTTACCCCCTAAGGACACTTGCCATCGTTGTCCTAAGAATCCCCGGCGTAAAATTGACGGTCGGGTTGCCTTTAGAGGGAGAGTATTGAACTCCACAACACCTGCCTTCAGAGTTGTTGCCAACTCGGTTACAGATTCAAGACGTTCTGTTACATTGTCTAACGCCCTTTGCGTTGACAATAGCCTCGTGTCCGCTAGCTGGCAAGACGGGTGTGGTTTTGTTCCTTCACTTGTTGTGAAACCCATTGAATGATCAAATGTGGCAATTGTGCCTTCAGCGATCATCAACTGGTTGTCAACTCGTAAACAAGTGGCATGCTGTTCAGCTGGTTCCGATCCAATGGAGAAACCTGACTGATGCGTGAAATCTCGGATACCTTGTCGTAACCGAGTTACCAATTCCTCTGTCTCAGGAAGGGCGACAGAGGAGGCGGTCCCAAATTGGAGACTGCCGCGCCGGATGGACGTAGGTTGTGCAAACATGACTCCGCCCGTACCATGTGGAATCTTGCTCACTGTCCTATATCGACGCAATTGAGCTTTTAATCTCAAAACCTCTCGTGATAACTTGTCTATCACTATATCCTTAGATGAAGAGGAGTTGGCACCCACTGTTCTCAATAAATGCAGTGGTTCACTTTGAACATAATGTTGCAACGACTCGAGCGCCTGATACTTGGGTGCTTCAAAGATGTGCAACGTGTCACCATGTGGTTCATAATCCCAGTTCTGGTTTACGATCCACTGATCAAACTGTAACACCTCATACAGCATAGGATTCTTGCCCAAAACAACAGAGAATGGTTTGGCGTATGAGATTGGGAACAACCGCAAGTAGCAGTACCCGTCGTGAGATGGGTCTGTTATTATTGGTGATGACATTTGTTCAGGTGAAATGGCAGCTATTTGTTTATAGAGATTATCTGCTTGGTCTCTCTTCAATTTACACGTACGTCTAAATTGGCTCGTGATTTTGACCTCCGGGCGTACACCCGGAGTGCTCCCCACGAGGTAGTGAGCAACATCTGCTTCGCGCAGGAACTTTTCCATGAGTCCCGAAGCAGTGATGACCCGAGCATTAGGGGCTGATACAATGTGGATAATTGCAGACGATGAATCAATCTCTGCATACCAAACTGTATCAGCTCTCCAATGCGGTTGGGCTAAACATTCGACGAGAGACGGCCAACGGCCAAGTTCTCGCCGAGCAGTGGCTCGCCACTCTTGTTTGAACATTAGCAAATAGCATTCACCTTCGGCGAATACTTGGTCAAACAAGGGGCTAATGGGTGGTGAGGACCAATCTGCGCCCACCTCATATTCCCAAAAGGGTCTCTCGTGGTCGTGAGATTGAAGCAACTCTCCGAGAGATTGACCACCAGTGAGGACGACATGTAATGTTCCAAGATCGTCGTCCTTTTCAAACCTGCCTGATCGAACGGCGAGGTTGTCATCTTGCCATAAGTGTTTTAATTTAGGCCATCGCCCATAATTATAACACTTATGATCCCGTTCTTGTATTGGGAATAAGCGGAGATAACAGAAACCCAACCACGATCGGCCAGTTAAGATGGCATGAGATTGATGCCCACATGTGGGCACACCATCTATGTCCTCTTTCATGACTTTGATGGATTTGAGGGAAGGCATATCCCGACCTTCTTCGGCAGCTTTTCTTTTTCCTTCCCTGTCAGGCCCAGGGTTTAACTCAATGTCAGCCTGAATTGCACTGCGCGCCATCTTGAAGGTGTACACAGGAGGCAATGATTCGACGGGTGCTCCGTCGGCCAACCGGGTTTGACGCCAATCGTTCTTGCGCCAAATCAACCACTCCGCCGAGCGGTCGCGTTTGATTGCTGGAAGCTCAGCAATCAGCCGTTCATATGCTTGGCGGGGAGTTGTTTCGGTTGCCATTCGTCGATACCAGCTACATGCAGCTTTGCCGACGATGGACCCATCGTGCATGCACTTCCGGAGGGAAGTGGCGAGCTCACCCGCGACTCGGTTCAAAACCGTAAAGTGCGGGGGTTTTTCGATTTCAACATTTTTAAAATTTTTTTCTTTTGCCTCCATGGCAACCTTGAAAGCCGAAGGTTTCAAGTTTTCCTTGTCAGCGGTTTTAAAATTTTTGTTGACACCAACCTCAAAGGGCTGGCGCGGTAAGAAACAAGAAGACAAATTTTCTTTGCCCCAGGTGAATTGTTTCACCTTTTGTTGCTTGTAAACAAAAGGTGTTTTCTTCGCTGACTTGCGAAGGGCTAGGCGAGTAGCCGCCAATTCCTTGTCATGGGTCAAATTCAAATCTCCTTCTCGAGATCGTCGGGATACTTGTATCCCTAAAGGAGTGGACAGGGGCACTGTACCCCCAAAGAAACGGATCTCTTGAAGATCCGGACGAGGCAGGGTCACCTGCCAGGGCTCAACCGGGCGACGAACTACCCGTTGCTTCATACTGGCCCAACGCCAGATGAAGTGAGTCCCAGAGGACCCATCCTTGTAGATGGCCGAAGCCACCCGGCAAAACCGACGGCCTCCAATAAAAGAAGCCACCCGAGCGACGTAACGCCTCGGGGCCTGCCGTTTGAGGGGTTTACCCTCGGACCGAACTGGACTTGATCCAGTGTATACAGATGCCCAAAAGGCATCATCATAAATGACCCCCTCTTCGGCGGGTCGAACAATAAGACGAGATGAAAAATCATCTCGAATCAAACCCTCACCAGAAGCATCTGGAAGGGCCAAATCGGTCATGGCACGAAGGCCATGCAATCCGTTTTCAAACCCAGCGCGACGCGCGGCACGGGCTTGTTGTCCACGAGCTCGTCCTTCAACGAACTCAGCATGTTGTTGCCGACGCTTCTGACGCGCCAGTTCTTTCAAGGCCTCTTCTTGCTCAGAGACCGCCGCATCCCATCGCTGGTTAGCGGCTTTGGCCAGGTACCGATACCTGACCCATTCCCACTCTTTGCAGAGGGGCTTGTCCGTAAGCCCGGCGTCCCGGGCAGCTACCAAGTCCGCAACCCGCGTCCGGGTTACGAGTTCCGTTGGTCGCTCCAAATTGGAG